ATTTTGAAAGTATTCGAAGATTTGAAGAATAGAGATAAAGTCATTAAACATGTTTCAATTGGTACGCCTCCTGGAATAGGTGATAGTTATTGGGTTATGACAAAAATGCAGTCTTTTAAAGAACGAAATGCGATAGATCATCTTAAAGTGGTCGTACATAGAGACCCGATTCATTATTATACGGCAGATTATCTAAATCTCTTTCCCTTTATAGATGAAGTGAAGGGGACGGAGAAACATTATCGGGAATTCGCTAAACATTGGGACAAAGAATCGCCGAGCTGTATAAAGAAAAATACCGCAGACGTTGATTATCTCATCGACTTCGGTGGTTATATGTGGATTACAGGAACGCCGCTAAATGAGATTCATCCCGAATATGAAACAAATTATCAGTTACCGATGAACCTTTCTCCGGCTTCCAAAGAGTTTGTATCGGCAATTAAGGAAAAAAATAATAATAAATTAGTCTTATTCTATACATCTGCGATAGGGAATAACGCCAATTGGAATCGAGATGATTGGAAATATGGGGATTGGATGGCATTAATTAATCTTATTCATGAACATTCTGATATCAGACCGATAGCAATCGGCGCGGAATGGGATAGGGATTATATCGACGAATTAAAGAAACTGGATAAAAACGGCGCCATTCAAGATTTTGTCGGTGGCATAGACATACAGCTTACACTGGGCTTGATAAAAGAGGCTAATCTAGTAATGGGTTTTGCATGCGGAATTCCCATAATCGCCACATATTCAGGAGTGCCGACTGTCATATTTTATGCAATTAAAGGCATATCAACATGTGATAGATTTGATCCTTCTTTCCAATACGCATGGACGCCGCCTGGAACAAAAAATTCAGATAAGTATATTCCTGTTGCTTATGGCGGCAAGGAAACAACGCCCGAAGCGATTTTTGAGAGAATTAAGAAATTTTTATGATGAAAAGAAATGAGATTAAATATAGGGCTTACACTATCTCCCCCATATTTCAGGCTCCGGGGGCTAGGTCGGTGTTTAACCAGCTTCTTTCCTCTAGGGAAAGCGTGCTTAACCCATGCCAGCTTTCGAGCCATCGGCATACCATATTTAATCTCAAGGACATTCTATCAGAAATATCAAGAAAAGTTAATAAATTTTATAGAAAGAAATTAATAGATGGATATCGAAAAATTTAACAAACTGTCAGAGACATCGAAGCCAGTAAAATATTTGGTATGGCAGGATTGGGCCGAATGGCAGACTTTCCTTGAATTCACGAATGCCTATTTCGAAAATCGCGGCATTAAAAAGCCTCTTGTTGTAGAGATCGGAATCGCACATAATGAGCAGAGGCTTTTCTATAAAGAAATATTAGGGGCAGATTATATTGGAATTGACATAGAACCGAATAATGAGCCTGATATTATCGGCGACTCTTCCGATCCTGAGACATTAGATAAATTAAAGAACTTTCTAGAAGGAAGATCGATTGACTTATTGTTCATTGATGGCTGTCATACCTATAGAGGGGTAAAGGCGGATCATGAACTCTATGGACAATTAGTAAAACATTTAATCGCATTCCATGATGTTTATTCGTTGACTGAGACACGTGCTCTCGGAGTCAGGCGATATTGGGATGAAATTGTCAAAAAGAATCAACATATGACTGCCGTTTTCCATCGCCACAATACTTCTGTTTCCATCGAGGAGAATAGATACATGAATGAGGGAATAGGAGTTATCATTAAAGGATAAATGAATGTTTGATAATTTACTTACCTGGGACGAAGAAAAAAGGCTTGGTTACTATCCTGTGAAAGACACTTGGTATAACGATCTTTATTATGATGCAAGCGTCAAAAATTCCCAGAGCCCGATAGCAAAAGCACTAAATGAATTCAGGGCGAGGATTATTAATAAATATGTCGAAGGCAAAATTCTGGATTTTGGCACAGGTTGCGGTGCGCTTCTGAATTATCGAAAGAATATCATCGGTTATGATATTTGTCCGAAGTCGATAGAGATGCTCAAATCGAGAGGATTGTTTTATGATTTCTATCGCAATGATTTGGATAAAGAGAAAATCAAAGGCATATCATTCTTTGATGTTCTGGAGCATATCCGGGATCCAAAAACAATCTTGAATCAAATAAATGGACAGCACGTTATTGTCTCCATACCGATATTCAGAGATAAAAATCATGCTCTGACATCAAAACATTTCAAGATAAATGAACATTTCTGGTATTTCACGGATCATTCATTCGTTGATCTTATGGAATCATGCGGATTCCATCTTCTGGAGCGAACTAATGAAGAGACAAAAATAGGTAGAGAAGATATTTATACTTATGTCTTCAAAAGGATGAAATGCGGATCATGTTTTTGGTATAGTCCTCCAAGATTGCCAAAAGATAAAAAAAAGTATGGAATGAATGGGTTTTGCTTAAATTTAAAAAGCGAGAAAGATTGTATTAAAAAGAATGATTTGGTATGCCAATTATTTCTGCATAAAGATATGAGATGGGATAATAAAAAACATAAATTTATTCATATTGATGAATTGAAACCAATGGAAGGAAATTAAATGAATAGAACGGTTTTCATTCCTACGATCCAACATACGGGAACTTGGTTCTGTATTGAATTGTTGGCGAATCACAGCACAAATATATCAGGTCGTTTCATACACAATGAGATTTTGAATAAACTATTGAATGAATATACTGCATCCCGGATTATTATCGACAACAGAAAGAAATGGGAATCATCCCTTTTCGGACCGCAATTGAATCTGATTCACGCTCATTTCGGAAACGGCGACACCAAACATAATGGCGATAAAGGGAAATTTTTGCCCGAAGATCTGATAAAAGATTTGACCCGGATGTTTCCAAGCCTGAGTTCCACAAGAGATCCTTTGCTTGCTTTGCTATCACGCCATGCTAGATTTCCGAAATTGGAACATTTTTATATCATAAACGGATTTATCACATTAATTGAATTATATCGAAATCACAGGGTTTTTGTGCTTCCAGTGGATCTGTATGCTGAAAGGCCGAAAGTCGAAAGATACCATGAACTTATGAGGTTAATGGAATATATTGGATTGGAAGTAGAGCCTTATTTGGCGTTTTGGGCCATAAATTGGCCCGTTCATAATCCGACAAGCAATGCAGATAGCATTAAGTATAAAAGTTATTATAAATCGAAAAAATTAAAGAAAATAATCGCATTGATTCCAGATGAATATGAATATCTAAAAAGCAAAGAATCAATTTTAAAACCATTCCTTCAGGAATTAGGATATGAAAATCTCTTATGGTGGGAGGATTAAATGGCTGTATCAGAATTAGGATGGGCCTCTTTAGTGGAGGCAGAGGATTATTTTGCAAATGAAAGATTAAAAACTACTCATTGGGATGCCCTGGCCGATGATGATGAAAAGAACAAAACTCTTAATATGGCTTATAACCGGATTTATTATTGTCCCGATTATTCCACTCCTGTTGCTGGAGACGAGACTGCTGCGCAACTAATCATCTTGATTAAGGCTCAATCAGAAATGGCCTATTATATAGCACTTCATCTGGCAGATGAAGACCGTAGAAAAGGACTCCAAGCACAGGCTGTAATCGTTGCTGGCATTGTGAAGGAACAATATGATAAAGATAAATTAAATGAAATTCCGATTCCTCCGATTATTGATATTCTTTTGGCAGACTTTAAGACAGAGGAGGTTATGGCAATTATTGATGTAGACCGTGATGAGGACGAATCGGTTGATACAAAGGTGGATGAATTCTGATGAAAATGAAAGCTGCGATTCTCGAAAAACTTAATGCTCCTCTTGTAATAGATGAACTTGAGATTCCTGTCCTGGAATGCGGGCAGGTGCTGATCGAAGTACATGCAAGCGGAATCTGCGGAAAGCAAATAGGTGAAATAAGCGGCCATTATGGTAAAGATCCTTATCTTCCACATTTGCTCGGACATGAAGGTGGTGGGATAGTTGCAGATGTCGGCCCTGGAGTGACGCAGGTTAATTTAGGAGATTTTGTCGTAATGCACTGGAGGAAAGGTTTGGGAATCGAATCTAATTGTCCGATGTATAAGAGGAAAGCTGGGGAAGTTGGGGCCGGATCTGTTGCTACTTTTAGCGAATTTGCCATTGTCTCTGAGAATCGATTGACTCGGATAGATATAGATATCCCTTTCGATATAGCGGCACTCATGGGATGTTCGGTAACCACGGCTTTAGGACTTATAAATAATGAGGCAAAATTGAAAATAGGCCAATCTATCGCCATCATAGGCTGCGGTGGAATAGGCTTGATGGCGATCCAGGGGGCGGCTATGGTTTCGGCTTATCCAATTGTCGCCATTGATACGAATGAGAATAAATGGCAAATGGCATTAGAATGTGGCGCGACTTATGCGGGGACGTATATTATTGATGAAAATTACGATGTTATCGTCGACACGACAGGACGGCCCGATCTAATTGCCACGGCTTACAATCTTATCGCTCCAGGCGGAAAGGTCATAATGGTCGGACAGCCGAGATATGATCAGGATTTAACAATTCCTTCAATAGCAGCCAATTTCACCAGGAAATGTCTGAAGGATAGCCAGGGCGGATTAACGAATCCCTCTGTAGATATACCACGATATCTGGAGCTTTATCGTCGAGGGATACTCAAGCTTGATAATCTGATAACCCACAGATATCCACTCGATGAAGTCAATGAGGCAATCGAAATGGTCAAAAGCGGGCAGGCTGGCCGTGTCATGTTGGAGATGAAATGACAGAATTGAACGAAAGGTCAAAACAGATAAGAAGAGATACTATCAAATTGTCCAAGGCGAATGGAGGATATCATTACGGGGGGAGTTTTTCAACTGTTGAGATTTTGATCGCCCTATATGATCATATTTTGACCCATGCGGATAAATTCATATTAAGCAAAGGTCATGCCTGTTGGCCCTATTATGTTATTTTAAGAGAACTGGGATTGAGGCCCAAGTTAGAAGGCCATCCTACGATTGATGAAAAAAATGGAGTCTACTTCACGACCGGAAGCGAAGGACACGGTTTTCCGGCTGCTGTAGGGATGGCTCTGGCGAGAAAAATAAAAGGAGGAAATGGGAAAATATATGTTCTGATTGGTGATGGGGAATGCCAGGAAGGCACAACCTGGGAATCCCTTTTGATGGCCCGACACCATCAGCTTGATAATCTTATTGTAATTGTGGATTGGAACAGATTACAGGGAGCTGGATCCGTCGCTGATGTATTGCCGATAGATGGCCTAGGTGAGATTGCCATAGCCCTTGGATGGGCAATGATAATAATAGACGGCCATGATTCTGATCAAATACTCGCCGCCTTGAATTATTTTGAAATCAATAAACCATTGTTAATAATCGCCCATACTGTCAAAGGAAAAGGCGTGAGTTATATGGAGAATAAAGTTGAATGGCATGCTAAATGGCCTGATCCCGATCATGAGAAACAGGCTTTTGAGGATTTGAAATGAGAAAGCAATTCGGGAAAACTTTAGTTAAGATCGCAGAGAGAGACGAAAATATTGTCTTGCTGATCGGTGATGTCGAACAGGAAATGGCAGAATACAAGAAGCGCTGGCCGGAGCGATTTTTCAATCTTGGGCTCTGCGAACAAACCATTATAAGCATGGCTGCAGGGATGGCATTGGAAGGGCTTAGACCTGTAGTTTATTCAATAACGCCATTTCTCATTGAGCGTCCTTTTGAACAGATAAAGATTGATATAGATGAACAGAATTTGCCAGTCATACTCATCGGATATGCAGATTATCCCACTCACGGGCCCACTCACAGACCACTTAATGCAGAAGGATTGGTCGCTTTGTTTAAAAATATAAAGGGATTTTTCCCTCGAAACTCGATAGAGACAGAAAAGGCAATGCTGGATGCCTACCTTATGAGAGAACCAGCTATTATTTGTATGAAAAAGGATGGAGTGCCATTCTTTTAAGGAGAATGAAATGAAAAAAGATTATATTTTATTTCCTACGACTTACAGCACGGGAATGTGGTTTGTCGCCAAAATATTGCATCATCGGGCAGGATATCTTTTCACTCAATATGTCAAAGAATTGAATCGGGATCTATCCAAAATCAAACCATTTCTTACAATTCACGGCCATATTCTGGAAGAAATGGATCTTCAGGAGATCCAGAAAGTTTATGATTTTTTAAACAAAAAAGATAAATGTTTGATGATTATTCCAATTAGGGACGCGCTGGCTTCTGTTGTTTCTAGGAAAAGGCGATATCCGAAAAAGTCGGCCAAATTCATTATTGACGAGTTTGTTTCGATCACTCAAATATTTGAGAAGTTCAATCCGTTTCCTTTCCCTGTTGATTTATATGTAAAGACAAAAGACAGAGAAAGATTGTTAACAACGCTTGAGGAAGGATTAGGGACAAAACTCAAAAACGTAAACAATGTGGACAAGAAAGAACTGGCTGAAACCTGGCTGCCTGAGAATGAGGCCACGGATTTTTGTTTGAGAGAGTCAGATAATCCTCGACTCGAATTAAAGCAGGCTTATGATTTAAAAAGCCTTGATTATTTGAAATACGTCCTTTCTCAAGAATGGGGGTATCTGATGGAAAAAAGAGCAATATTGCAGCCATTTTTTGAGGGACTTGGTTACAAATATTTAATTTGGTTTGAAAAGAAGGCAAAGAAAAAATGAAGACTGCACTCATTACAGGATCAAGCAAAGGATTAGGGGCAAGACTTGCCCTTGTTTTTGCTAGAAATGGATATAATATCATTTTGCATGGAAGAGACGAAAAGAAACTTAAAGCTATAGAACAAGAAATTTTTAAACAGGATTACTGGATAATTAAGGATGGAATCGACTGTGAAGTTGTAAAAGGTGATCTCAGATCAACTAATACGCTTGCCAATCTTTATGCAATAGCAAAAAAAACTAATTTAGACATATTAATTAACAATGCTGGTATTTATGAAAAAAAACATTTTCAAGATATGGATTTTGATGATTTTTTGAGAATCCTAACTGTAAATTTAATCGTCCCCATTCAATTAATAAAAAGAATTTATCCGATTTTTCTTGAAAAGAAATCTGGATTAATCATAAACATAAATTCTTTAGCCGGAAAAAACCCGAATGAAATGGAAGCGGCTTATTGCGCAAGCAAATATGGATTGCGGGGGTTCATGGATTCATTCCAAATCGAGGCAAACAGGAATAATGTAAAAATAATCAATGTCTATCTGGGAGCGATGCAAACGACAATAACTGAAGAGAGAGAAGATAAATCAAAGTTAATACAACCGGAAGAAGCTGCAAATGCGATTTTCAGAATGTGTAAAGATTATAAAAGCCTCAGAATAACAGAGGTTAATCTTATGCGGAGGATCTATTAGGATGCCCAGAACTCAAGGTTTGATACCGGATCGGAAAAGAGTATATGAATTTGCCAGATATTATAGAATAATGGCCAATCTATTGAAGAATGATCTTTTAATGCTTGACGCAGAGACGTTCAAGGAAACTAAGGCCGTTTCTCTTCAGAAAAAAGTAGATTCCACAGTGAGAAGAATGAACAGATTTTCATTAAATTGGTCGAATGAATCAACTCCAGAAGCTTATCGGCAGGCAGCAATGATAACCCGGACGTCCCTTAATATTCTCGGAGCCAAAAAAAATAGAGAATTCGATAATAAAATACACTCACAATCCATAAAGAATGGCAGAGATGCGACGGCTGAAGTTTTGATAAAAGCTAATAACAGTATAAAGACAAATATCGATACCTATGTTTATCTTATGAGACAGGCGGCAAAAGACATTATACAGATCCAGGCGTTTGATCTTAGAAACGAAGAGATTATCGCAGGCCTTTTGGATGAGACGATCGAAGCAGGTGGATCGAGACAGGACTTGATGCGGCTTATACGAATTCATTTTAAACGTGAAATTTATGCTAAAAAATTCATCAATATAAGCGGCCGGAATTATAATCTGATTAAATATGCAGAAACAGTTGCGCGCACAAGATTAAGAATAATCCAATCCGAAGCGGTCAAAAATCTTTGTGCTCAATATGATAATGATCTCATTGAGATCAGCGATCATGGAACTGATTGTGAAATATGCAAAGAATATGAAGGGAATATTTATTCAATATCCGGAAAGCACCCTACATATCCATTTATGGAAGGATGGCCTCCATATCATCCCCGATGTGAACATTCAGCTGGGCCTACATCTGAAGAGGCCATAGCGGTCAGAGGAGGATACTGATGTTAGATGCATATAGTGTTGATAGTATCCATATCGTAAGGGCGCCTATTCCAGCCTATGATGAATGGAATAAGCCGAATCCTTCGACTCTTGAACCAGTTAGTGGATATTTAGAATGGAAAACAAAGTTAGTCCGGAATCTTGCAGGAGAGGAAGTTATTTCAAGAGGGAATTTTCTTTTGGCCTATGATGGAACAATAGATCATCTGGATAAATTGAGGATAAGCGGTGTTGATTATCCAATATTTATGTTAGAGCCGGCAAAAGATTTTTCCAATATAGGAATAAGGATATTTTTTCAATGAGTGATAAATCATCATTTGGTATTGATTTCAAGAAATTTGACAAGACATTTTTTCCTCTTGTGGAAAACAAAATTCCTAGCTTTACGGCAAAAGGGATTTTTAATGCCGCCGCTGAGATGCTGCAAGATGCTGATAAGAAAGCGCCTCAAACTCCATATTGGCATGGTGATCTGAGAGGATCAAAGAAGGTCGAGAAGCCGGAAATTAAGTATAACAAGATATCGGTTGAGGCAGGTTATAACATAAAATATGCAGCCAAGCTCCATGAATCGGAACCAGGACAATATCATTTTGTACCTAGAAAAGGAATTCTAAACCCTGGGCGGAAATGGCTCGAATCAAAAATGGTTGCGTATAAAGAAAAATACATAAAGATCGCGGCAATGACAATAAAAAATATGGGCAAATAAATGCTGAAAGCTATATGTCAATTCATTGAGGATAACACGACTTTTTCAAGGGCGGCTGGAACAATCCAATCTGGCTGGAGACCACTTGATTCGCCTGATAGATGTATTTTGGTTGCAGAATCAGGAGGCGGCGCCTTATATTTCGATCTGCCGGATCGAACAGACAAGATGATTCAAATTCTCGCAAGAGGTGAAAGTGAGAACTATTGGGATCCCCGAGATGATTCTTATGAGGTCTATGATTTCCTTCATGGATCTTCAGGTTGGGAATTGCCAGAAGTTATCATTGGAGAAAAATTTCAGGCAATGGTTATTGAGGCAGTTGCTCCTCCTCAATATTTGGGAATAGACGATAAAGGAAGGCATGAATTCAGCACAAATTATATTTGGAAAATTAGGAGTCGAGATTAATGGGATGAAAATTCTCATTAACTAATAAATTATTTTTTTAGGAGGTAAAAATGCCAGTAGCACCGTACAGAGATTTAGGACCTTGTTTTGTTCGCTGGGATCCGACTGGAGCGAATATCGACCTCAACCCGACATTTGGCGGGGTAAAATGGAGAGATACTCTTCTTTTTTCTGATATTCTTGAAGATGCTCAAGGCGAAACTTCTGTTGATGCCGTTACGAAAGGACGAACAGTTGAAGTTGAAGTCCCAATGACAAGAAACTCATTGCATCAGCTTTCAGAAGTTATTGAGGGTAGCGTGATAGTCGGAACAAGGCTCACGGTTTCTAATGCCGTAGGAAATGCCATGTATGCACATGCAGCAGAAATTATCGTCAAGCCAACAGAAGATAACGTCGCATCCGCAACCACTACAGAATGGACACACTTTTTCAGATGCTTTCCGGTGATCGATCAGGAAATTGTTTATGATAATAGCGCACAAAGAGTGGCGAAAGTTCTTTTTAAAGTATTCCCAAGTCAGGATACCACAGAAGGTCTCGGCAAAATGTACCGTTATGGTCCAGCATGATAGAGCTGAATAATGGACGAAAAAAAACTTGAAGATCGACTTATTTTAAGTACAAAGAAAAGTCTTTATGATCCAATCGAGATTGTGATTGATGATCAGGCTTACCAGAGCCTAAAAACAACCAAAGCTGTTTTGGCAAAAATCGATGAACTCGATAAACTTGTCGATAAAGAAAATGTGGATGCGCTCTATAAAATAGTTCAGCTTATGTTCGATGTTCCTATGGCAGTTCTTGAAGAGCTCGACAAAAGAGAAGTTGAAAATATCTATATTTTCGTTAAAAGAAAATTCGTGGAAATCGAAAAAGAACGGTTGAAACTAGTCACCGCTTCGTTCGGAAGTGCCTGGGTCAAAAAAGATCAAGTAAAGAAGGCTATCCCAAAAAACCGGAAGAGGCCTGGAAGCAAACAGTAATTCTCATAGCGAGAGAGTTTCCAGGCCAGTTCCCGGGCGAGGAGCTCTATAATCTGGACGTCAGGGATGAACTTCGATGGATGATAGAAGCTCGAAGAAAGGAATTATTGAGAGATCTTTCCATGCTTCAGATGATTAACCTTGGATTCGGAGGAGGAGAAAAGACAAGGGAAGTCTATGATGACATGCTCAATGAGTATTACATGCTTGAAGGCATAGATAGAAAGAGAGAGGAAATTGAGGCGAATTGGGAAGACATGAAAATAAGGAAGAGAGGTTAATTTGGCTTTTAAAGTAGGCGCAATCGTAAGCGAGCTTCAATTAAAGAAAGATCAATGGAATCAGTCTATAAAAAAAGTCAAAGAAGACCAGAAAAGTCTTAGCGGACTTGTGCTGAGAAACAGCAAAAGCTTTGCTACAATGGGTCGGGCTATGACTGTGGCCGGAGGGGTAATTGTCGGTGCAGTCGGCTTGATGGTAAAAGCATACGCGAATTTCGATCAGGCTATGACTGAATCTCTTGCAATCATGGGCGATGTCTCCGATGAAACTAGGAAAAAAATGTCCGAAGTTGCCAAAACTATATCAGAGGAGACGACATATTCGGCGAAAGAACTTGCTGAAGCATACTTCTTCTTGGCGTCAGCCGGAATGGATGCAGAACAATCCATGTCAGTATTAGATGATGTTGCTAGATTTGCCCAGGCTGGAACTTTCGATTTGGCTACAGCTACCGATCTTTTGACCGATGCCCAAACTGCTCTGGGATTGTCTTCAAAGAATGCTGCGGAAAACGAGAAAAATCTTATTCGAGTTTCCGATGTTCTTGTAGGTGCGAATACTCTTGCGAATGCCTCTGTCAAACAATTCGCCGAATCTTTGACGAATAAAGCGGCTGCGGCCCTTGTAAACGTAAATAAAGAAGTTGAAGAAGGAGTTGCTGTTTTGGCCGCATATGCAGATAAGGGAATAAAAGGACAACTCGCGGGCCAACGGTTAACCATGATGCTGAATGGGCTTTTTGATGCGACAAGGCGAAATAAAAAAGCATGGGACGAAGCCGGCATTTCTCTCTTCAAGGCTGATGGAAGCATGCGCGACATCGCGGATATAATCCAGGACTTGGAAGGTTATCTAGGTTCAATGACCGTAAAGCAAAGAGAGGCGGCGCTCGCACAATTGGGCTTCAATCTCAGAACGAAAGATTCCATATTAACTTTGATGGGATCGTCTGAAAAAATAAGAAAATGGACTGAAGACTTGAAAAATATGGGAGGGAAGACAAGAGAGGTTTCCGAAAAACAGCTAGAGGCTTTTAACAATCAACTGAAGCTTTTGAGAAATACAGTTGTGAATGCGGCTATATCTATTGGTGAATCTTTGGCTCCGACAATAGAAAAGCTTATTGTAAAAGTCAAAGACATAGCGAAAAAGGTTTCGGATTGGATTAAAGAACATCCGAAATTGACTGAATGGATAGGGCTGACGGCCCTTAAAGTAGGGGGATTACTGCTTGTTTTAGGACCTTTGCTCACGATACTTCCCGGATTGATACAGGGTATGAACTTTTTAGGTATTTCTTCAGCCAAAGCGGCTCTGGGTCTGAAGGCATTACTTGGTCCGATTGGAATAGTTGCGGCTGCATCTTTAGTAGCTTACAATATTACGAAAAAACTCATAGATGCCAAAAATGATTTAGTCGAAGCTGATTATCGGGCGTTTGAAGCTGAACACAAAATGGGACAGAAATTGAGGGAAATAGCGGATGCTGCAGGTTTGACAAGAAAGGAATTTATAGAACTGACAAAGAAATATAAGGGTAATACAAATGCTTTAGCCGTTGCAATCTTCAGGGGAGAAGAAAGCGTTGAACTCCAGAAAGCCATGAAGAAATACGGGAAAGAACATAGGGAGGAAGTTGTAAAAGGGACTACTGCTATAGACAAACTGGCCAAAGCTTTTATGGAAGGCAAAATAAGCTTAGAAGAATATCAAGAAAAATTAAAGGCGTTAAAGAAAGGACACGAAGATTTAAATCCAGCGTTAAAAACAACTATTGGTCTTTTGGAGTTTACAATTACGCCGGCTATAGAATTGGCGCGACAATTCGGCGAAGGAAAGATAAGCATAATTGAGTATACGGCGGGCCTTCAGGGATTAAGGGAGGAGGCAGAGCGCATAAAAGACCCCTTTAAAGATTTGGCACAGGCTGAAAGCGAAGTTCAGATTGAAACTGAAGAAATGGGGGATTCCTGGTTAGTGCTTGGGGGTATTGTGCCGCCCATATTCCATGAACAGTTAAGTTTGGCCGAAAGACTAAAACAAGAAATTGGGGATACAACAGAAACAATAACTATTTCATTCAAATCTATGGTTGAACGCATTCTTGATTTTA